ACTTCGTGAAGAACAACAAAGATCTAGATGGATTTCATCTAACTGCAATGATGATAAAGGCTCTGCCATGCAAGTAATTGCGTTTCAAATCGGCGGTGATAAGTGGGTACTAAATGTTTATGGTAATGGGCAAGCACCAATTGTTACGCAGTACGATTCATTCGATGACTTACCCGACTTTATTCAGCAGAAGGTGGCGTTGTTGCGTATCGCACCACACAAGGAGTTGCTAGAAGACATTGGGGTTAAAGTTGAAGCAAACTCTTATTTCCTGTATGGTTCTGAGTTACAAGTTTTGAGAAAGCCAAATGACTCCGGAGAAGAAAGTAAAGATCAAGGTAACAAAACTACTTGATAGTTTTGGAGCCTATTGGTTCTATCCCGTAATGTCCGGTTACGGTTCTAGTGGAATACCCGATATAGTTGCTTGTTTTCGGGGGCGGTTCATAGCCATTGAATGTAAGGCTACGCCCAAAGATCAGCCGACTGCGTTGCAATATAAGAACTTGGCGTCTATCAAAGACCAAGGGGGTATCGCCGTTGTTATAAATGTAGAAAATGTGAAGGAGTTAGAAGATGTCATCAACAAAATTATTGACAGTAGACTTTGAGACTTACTACGATAAAGACTATTCCCTAAGCAAGATGACGACTGAAGAGTATGTTCGGTCAGATTTATTTGAAGTAATTGGTGTAGCAGTAAAAGAAAACAACGGTGACACACGTTGGTTTAGTGGTACTCATAAAGATATTGAAGAGTGGCTAACGCAATTTGATTGGGCGCACAGCCTAGTCCTTGCACATAATACGATGTTCGATGCGGCTATTTTAGTATGGCGATTTGGCATCGTGCCTTTGGGTTGGATTGATACCATGTCTATGGGTCAAGCACTTCTACCCGCAACACAGTCAAAGTCATTGGCAAAACTTGCCGAGTTATATGGCATTGGCATGAAAGGCTTGGAAGTTGGTAGTGCTATTGGTAAACACAAGCGCGACTTCTCTAAATCAGAATTGAAACAGTATGGGTTGTATTGCTGTAATGATGTAGAACTAACCTACAAGTTGTTTAAGAAGATGTTGCCTGACTTTCCAAGGCACGAACTAAAGTTGATCGACCTTACGATACGGATGTTTGCCGAACCCGTTCTCAGGGTAGATGTTGACTTGCTCACTAAACATTTAGTGCAGATCAAGGACTTCAAAGATAAATTGCTTACCGCGTCTGGGCTGGATACTGAAACACTCATGTCTAACAACAAGTTTGCAGATTGGTTGCGAAGCAGGGGGGTGGAACCGCCAACGAAAGTTAGCCCGACCACAGGCAAAGAAACATTGGCATTTGCTAAAACAGATAAAGAATTCCTAGCCCTACAAGCCGATGAAGATGTAGCGGTGCAGACTGCGGTGGCGGCTAGGCTTGGGGTCAAATCTACACTTGAAGAAACACGCACAGAGAGGTTTATAGGCATAGGGCTTAGAGGACATTTACCGGTTCCCCTTAAATATTACGCTGCACATACAGGTAGGTGGGGTGGTTCAGATAGCCTCAATCTTCAGAATCTGCCGTCGAGAACAGGATCTTCAGCCCTCAAGAACTCCATATGCGCACCCGAAGGATATGTAATTATTGATGCCGACTCCGCACAGATAGAGGCTCGGATGCTTGCGTGGTTAGCGGGTCAGCAGGATATTGTGGGAGCGTTCTCCACAGGACAAGATGTTTACCGCATCATGGCTTCAGCCATATACAGCAAACCCGAAGAAGATATATCGAAAGACGAAAGGTTCATTGGTAAGACCGTTGTGCTAGGTTGTGGCTATGGTATGGGTGCAGAAAAGTTTAAGAATATGTTGGCACTACAAAAGGTTAAGTTGGAAAAACATGAAGCCGAACGGATCATTCAGATCTACCGCGAGCGTAACTTTAAGATCAAGCAGTTGTGGTACGAAGGTCAAAACGCACTGCCCGCAATACTGAAGAATAAGAACGCCCCTCTTGGTCAGCACAGGGTCTTGATGGTTGAAGGCGCAAGAGGAATCCGGCTCCCGTCAGGACTCCATGTAAAATACAACAACTTGAGACCAACCGCAGACGGTGGATTTGAATACGAGGCTAGAAAGAACGAGTGGGTAAAAATCTACGGTGGTAAGGTTATAGAGAATGTAACCCAAGCGTTAGCCCGTATTGTTATTGGTCAGCAGATGCTCAAAATAGCCGAGAAGTATCGGGTAGTGCTAACTGTACATGATGCAATTGCTTGTATTGCGCCTATCGGAGAACAACACTTGGCAAAAGAATATGTAGAATCTTGTATGAGATGGACACCCGAATGGGCAACAGGCTTACCTTTGAACTGCGAGTCAGGTGTAGGCGCAAACTATGGCGAATGTTAATTTAATAGGAGATGTTTATGGTTAAACTTGATTATGCACCACACTACTTAGAGGCTAAACGGCAGTTAGAAGAAACCTACCAACTAATTTTGAAGAATCAATTTAGTGAAGCGTCGGGTCAGATTGAATTTGCTATTGTAGAATTGCGCATGATGAAAGCCGCAATCAACTCAAATATACCCGATGCCGAATAAATCTCCCTCTTGGTCGTACTCTAGTATCACTCTATTTCACCAATGTCCAAAGAAGTATCACCACTTACGGGTGGTGAAGGACTATGTTGAACCAAAGACAGAGCAACTTCTTTATGGAGAAGAACTCCATAAGGCAGCCGAACTCTATATCAAAGACGGAACCCCGTTGCCTGAACAATTCTCGTTCATCAAATCCCAACTAGATACCTTAAACGCAATAGACGGTCAGAAACTTTGTGAGTACAAGATGGGGTTGACCGATAGCGGAAAGCCTTGCGAATTCTTTGACCAACAAGTTTGGTGGCGGGGCATTGCCGACCTCATAATTATCAAAGATAAGACCGCTTATATCATTGACTACAAGACGGGTAGGAACGCCAAGTATGCCGACTCTAAACAATTAGACTTTCTAGCGATGGCTACCTTTGCCCACTTCCCCGAAGTCGAACGGGTGAAGGGTGCGTTGATGTTTGTTGTGTCAAAAGATTTTGTTAAAAAAGACTATGTGCGTGGCGATTTTCTCGGACTTCTGCGCGACGCTCTGTACCTCTATGTCCCCCTAGAATCCGCTTATACACAGGATGTTTGGAACCCCAAACCCAACTTCACTTGCCGAAACTATTGTGCGGTGCATACTTGCATTCACAACGGAAGGCATTCATAATCTGAGTTAAACCCAGTTTAACTCGACAACTTCTTTATGCCTTATGTAAACAAATCCCGCCCCTACAAGAAAGAGTACAAGCAACAACTTGAGAGGGGCGAACACGAAAACCGCATGGAACGTCAGCGTGCTAGGCGCACCCTCGACAAGAAGGGCGTTAACCGCAAAGGCAAAGATGTGGCTCATGTAAAACCCCTATCAAAAGGGGGTAGCAACAAGGATGGCATTCGTTTAGAATCTCCATCCAAGAACAGAAGTTTTAAGCGAAACAAAGATAGTTCAGTTAAGTAGTACGCAGTAAAACACTATTACAAAAGGCGAAGTGGGATTCCACATTCGCCTGTAAACGCATCTGTAAACACCATGGAAATTGTAAACAATAAAGTATTACTGTTAAATCTCAAACGACCCGAACGGGTTACCGCCGTTATCCCAAAGAGCAAAACGCTTGGAGAGGATAACGGTCTCCATAAAGTCGCGGTTAATTGGGGCTTAGAAGAAGCACAAGTCCTAAAAAATCTCGGCATCAAAAATATCCCCTCACCAATCGTAAGCAACTATGATTTTGCGGGATTGCACAAGCCATTCCAACACCAAATAACTACCGCATCTTTCCTTACGTTGCATCGCCGTGCATTTTGTTTCAACGAACAAGGCACAGGTAAAACGGCATCCGTGATATGGGCAGCAGATTATTTGATGAAGTTAGGTTTCATACGAAGGGTGCTTGTAGTGTGTCCTCTGTCTATCATGCAGTCTGCATGGCAAGACGACTTGTTTAAGTTTGCTATGCATCGTTCCTGTGATGTGGCATACGGTATTCCTGAGAAACGCAAAAAAATAATTAACAGTCACGCAGAGTTTGTGATCATCAACTTTGATGGTGTAGAGATTGTGGCTGACGATATCAACGCAAACGATTTTGACCTCATAGTGATTGATGAAGCCAACGCATACAAGAACGTAAGCACTAAACGGTTTAAGGTTATGCAGAAACTTATTGCATCAGAGCGGTGGCTATGGATGCTGACAGGCACACCCGCATCTCAATCCCCCGAAGATGCATACGGATTGGCTAGGCTTGTGAACCCTGATCGCGTACCAAAGTTTTTTGGTTCGTGGCGAGATAAGGTCATGTGGAAAGTGTCACAGTTCCGGTGGCTACCTAGGGAAAACGCTAGTCAGACTGTTCACGATGCACTGCAACCTGCAATTCGTTTCACCAAGAAAGAGTGTCTTGACCTTCCGGAGATGACATACGAAACCCGCGAGATACCCCTAACCAAACAGCAAGAGCGTTACTACAAACAGATGAAACAACAGGCTCTAATGATTGCGGCAGGGGAAGAAATCTCGGGGGTAAATGCGGCTGCAATTCTAAACAAGTTGCTACAAATATCTGCGGGTGCGGTCTACTCAGACTCCGGTGAAGTTATACAGTTTGATTGCTCCAATCGTTTGTCAGAACTTGATGATGTAATTGCTGAAGCCAGTGACAAAGTCCTCATATTTGTCCCGTTTAAACACGCGATTCATGTCGTTTCAGATTTTTTAACCGACAAAGGCTACTCCAACGAAATCATCAACGGAGAAGTTTCTGCCAAAGCCCGTACAGATATCTTTCGGCGGTTTCAAAGCGAGGCATCTCCCAAAGTTTTAGTCATTCAGCCACAAGCAGCGTCGCATGGCGTCACATTGACTGCAGCCAACACCATCATATGGTTCGGTCCTACAACAAGTTTAGAGACATATCTACAAGCAAACTCGCGTGCTCACCGACAGGGACAACACAATCCCGTTACGGTAATTCACTTACAGGGTTCTCCCGCAGAGCAACGCATCTATAAAATGCTTCAATCGAAACTAGATATTCATAGCCAAATAATTTCACTTTATCAGGATCTAACTACTTGACAATGTCAAATTTAGGTTTTAATATGGTTGAAAATAAAAAGAAAGGATGCACACCATGAGCGACGAAGTAGAGGAAAAAGAAAAAGTGACAGAGGATCCGTCTATTGATCAGATGGTCAAGGTCTACATTAAGATTCGTGATCATCTACGGCAACTGCAGTCGGAGTTCGCTGCAAAAGAAGAAGTATTCATATCTCAAATGGAAACAATTCAGAATCACTTTCTTGAGAAGTGTAAAGAGATTGGCGCAAAAAATATAAAAACAAAACACGGTACGATTATTCGTTCCGTTAAAACCGAATATTCAACTAACGATTGGGAATCGTTATATGAGTATATTGACGAGCATAAAGTGCATGACATTTTGCACAGGCGAATCAATCAAACAAACCTAAAAGCATGGCTAGAGGAACATCCCACGCTGATGCCCAAAGGTATGAACGTAGTAAATTCTTATTCAATCACTGTGAGGAGAAGTAAATGAGTGACATCACTTTATTTAGCGGTAACAATGTCCCTGACCATATCCGTAATCGTCAAATTGACGACGTAACCGCATCACTTGCGGGTGGTGGCGGATCTAAGCGTATTTCTATCCGTGGAAAAGTATTTCGTTTGATGGATGGTGGTCAACAGATTGCGGTTAACGAAGACCGTGCAATGAACGTGGTTGTAGTAAATGCCGCCCCGCACGTTTCACGCACATTTTATGAGGGTACATATGAAGAAGGAAAGAACGTTCCCCCCGATTGTTGGAGCGCTGACGGTATTACTCCCGCCAGCAATGCTCAGAATCCGCAAGCGGCGAGTTGCGCGGATTGTCCACAAAATATCAAGGGATCGGGTCAGGGTGATTCGCGTGCATGCCGTTTCTCACAAAGACTTGCTATCGTCTTAGAGAACGACATCAGCGGTGATGTATACCAACTAACTCTGCCATCGCAGTCTATTTTCGGTAAGCCCGAGGGTGATCGTATGCCTATGCAAGCGTATGCTAAGTATCTGAAAGCACAGCGCACTTCGATTACTGCCGTTGTAACCGAGGCTAAGTTTGATATCAACTCTTCTACTCCACGCCTAACCTTTAAAGCAATTCGTTGGCTAAATGAAGAAGAACTTGATAACGCAATTAAGCAGAGCAAGTCCCCTGCTTCGTTACAAGCAATTACCATGACCGTGGCTCAAATGGATAAAGTTGAAGAAGCCGCCCCTGCACCCGCACCGAAAGCAGAAGTTAAAACCGCCAAAGAAAGTACGGCTACTTCTGAACCAACAAAACGGGAGTCAAAGAAACCTGCCGTAGAAGAAAAGCAGGAATTAAGTGACGTGCTTGCACAGTGGGCAGATGATTAATCAACTCAAGGGTGCGGGGGGTGATCCC